CCTAAGCCATTATGTCCAGTAGGAGTGTGTTGGGAGCAGTGGCAGGTGTTGTCTTCGGTATGACCGCACCGCTATGCAGCAGCATCTGGGATCCACCCAGAGCAACACCGGTTAAACCCGGTTTAGTGGCGGCTGCAGGAATCATTGCTTCTTCTGTTGTACCTCGGTCGCGCAATGCCATCATGGTCGCTGCCGGGGTAGTAGCAGGCACCGCTGTCACTGGATTAGCTGCCTATGGTGTGTACCGAGCCATAGGTCAGCTTGGAGTGAAGATTAGTGACATATTTGACGGAACAGTTGGATCAGCGCTAGCTGATAGACTGGAGCGCATGCGTGAAGCCAATGAAGTGAGGAAAGAGAGGCGCATAGCCGAATTGACCGTGTCACGCCGTTCTCGTGGCATGATATCTGCCTTGGATGCTGCAACGTTAGCTGATATACCAGATGTGGAGTTGGCAAATGAACATTTGCCCTTCGCCATAAAATGGGGACAGCTAGCAAGGTTGCACCACCAACGACCAACGCGCACTGATGCCAACAGAATAATGGTTGAGCGGTGGTTGTATGAGCAGTGGACAGCCATGAATGTGCGGAAGTCTGACATGTTGAAGGCTATGCCTACCGCAGTCAGTATGGCTTTTACTAAGTCGTGGGCTGAAGTAGAGGATGAAATACGCTTCGACTTGGTCCCTGACATTAGCAAGCCAGGTGTTCCTCGGTTAAATTAGTGGTGCCGCGTTGATGGGTCCGGGTGTGAGACAAGTTCCAACCTCACGCATCCCCGGGCCAAACTGGTCCGTTCAACGTGGAAGAAGCGCACTCGCCGTATCATAGGATGGATTTGCGACAGCCGCCTGAGTTTGCAGGCTAATGTCATTTGTTACAATAATTCCCTTGACAATATGTGGCGCGGATTAATGGAACGCGTGTTTTATGTTAAGGATGGAAGAGGTGGGTTTGTTGAGTGTCCAAAACCCATCCCTCAGGCTTTTGGACAGGTCCGTAACCTTGCTAGGAAGATAGGGTTCCAAACAAGTAGCTCAGCCACCCGTATGACGAAGGAGCAATTCCTGAGTTATTATGCGGGCGCCAAGAGGACTCGTTATGAACGCGCTTCTGAAGTGGCAGAGGCTCGCCCCCTCCGCCGCAGTGATGGATTTACAGGCTTGTTCATTAAGGCGGAGCTATATAATGCTAGTGCAAAGAGCAATCCCTGCACTAGACTTATACAACCCCGCCGGCCAGAGTACCTGTATGAGCTCGGCAGATATATTAAGCCGATTGAGAAGAGGGTGTATAAAAATATTGATAAATTGTTTGGGCACCACGTGGTTTTAAAATGCGACAATCCTGTACAGCGTGGCAGAGTGATTGAGGAGTATTGGAATGAGTTTAATGACCCGGTGTTTCTTGGCTTTGACGCGTCACGGTTTGACCAACACGTTAGCAAGGAGGCGCTGGAGTTGGAGCATTTGGTATACCTCACTGCTTATCGCGGAGACCCAACATTGTGCAAACTGCTGTCTTGGCAGTTGCACAATGTTGGTTACGGTAGAACTCCTGAGGGATTTGTCCGCTTTAGTACTCGTGGCGTTCGTATGTCCGGTGACCCCAATACAGCTTTGGGGAATGTGATAATAATGAGTTTGCTATGTTACTCCTTCCTTGAATCTTTGGGGGTTAAGTACAGGTTTATTGATGATGGTGATGATTGTGGTGTGTTTGTTGAGCGCAAGCATGGCACCATGGTCGCTGGATTGGTTTCTCACCACCTCAATTATGGGTTTGAGATGGAGGTTGAGCCGCCGGCATATTGCATTGAGCAGGTCGAGTTTTGCCAATGCAAGCCCGTCAATACTGGGAACGGGTACGTCATGATCCGCAATGCCACCAAAGCCCTTAATCATGATGGCATGCATATCGATAAACAATGGGCCACATTGGATCAGTTGAGATCAGCCATTGGAATTTGTGGCGGAGCTCTCAATAGGAATATACCAATTGTGGGCACTATGTATGCTGTCATGGAGAATGGCTATGATAAGCAGGTGCAGCGGTTGATTGACGAGCGAAGTGGGGATTTTTATAACTGTACTGGGAGCAACAAATGCACCATACCGGATGTGCATGAGAGTATATGCCGCGCTAGTTTTTATTTGGCGTTTGGCTACACACCCGATCTGCAGGTAGCAATGGAAAATGAGCTTAGGGGGGCGGCCCATTGCAAAGATACGACACTACTTGTTCAATCAAACCCCAGATCCAGAGTATTTGCTTACAACGAATGTTGACTACATATAATCCATTAGCAGGATCTGTATTGACCGCTGCTTCCAATTTCGCTTTACAGAATCCCCAGTTAGCTAAGGAGTTGAGTAAGGAATTTGCTAGGTTGGCATACGAGAACTTGCCAAAGGTAAAGTCTGGAAATACAGTCTCTGCCTTTCAACGCAAGATCGGGATGCCTCGAGCCAAATCCGGCCAGACTATGCTTCCGGGCAATTCTGTCGTTGATGCTTCCAACTCTTCTTCTAAGCCAGTTGTGGTTAGATCATCTTCCGCTGCATATCCAATTGGTTATAATTCTCGTGCACCTGGTCGTCGGATGCGTAGAAATCGTGTACGAGTTCCACGGGACCGTATGTCAGCATACAACGACAAGATTACGACGTGCTTTAGGGGCACGTTGGTAGTGCAGAATTCGGCTGCAAACAGTGCTACTTATTCTATTGGTCTAGGATGCCAGCAGGCAACGGGATCCACCGCATCAGTGTTTCCCCTGGGTGCGACTGTCACCCAGTGGTTATCACTTGATGATTTGTATAGTGAGTTTCGACTGATTAAGCTGCAAGCTGCATGGGTGCCACGGGTTGGGTCCACTTCAGCTGGAGACATAGCCGTTGGTATAGAGCGTGATCCACAATTCGGGTTGGCAACCCAGACAGTGATTGTGAAGAAGAATCCGTTCTTCCAAACAGATTATAAATTGCCTGCTAATCTGGAATGGAAGCCGGTTGATTCTAGGGACAGAGAGTGGAGGTACACAAATTCATCAACATTCATTGGGACTAGACCGGAGGAATATTTGTCATTTGGAAGATTGTTGATACGTACAGACAACGACCAAGCCATTAATGCTACCGTGGGGAGTCTATTTATAGATGTTTGGGCAGAGTTTGCCATCCCTAGGTAGGTTATGGCTGACGGAGCCCAGTCGTTAAACCGGCGGATGTTGTTGTCACTACCAGAAGCGGCGCATACGTTAGGGTGTAGGGCCACCCTGAGTTTACAAATGTTGCTGGCGGAGGTGGTGGCGTGATGTATGTAACACGCATGATTTGGACGGATGTATTTGTTGCTTGTTGTCCATGTTGTTGTTGGTGGTTAGGCCTTGTCCGGGCTTGCGGCACTTCGAGCATCAGAAGTAAACTAGATGCTATCGCGTGGCACAATGGTTGGCGGCCAGGGGGTGTCACGTTAGTAAGAGAACC